AGCGCCTCGCAGCGGCGTACCCGGCGCTGTTCGCGGGCACCGACCTTCGGTACTCGGACTGCCCTCCCGGCTGGGAGACGCTCGTGAATGTGCTGTGCGCGGTCCTGTCCGTCGAGCACCCGACCGTGCGGTGCACGCAGTGCAAGAGCAAGTTCGGGGGTCTGCGCTTCTACGTCGAGGAAGTGGCGCCAGAGCAAGCGTTTGCCCTGATCCGCATCGCAGAGGAGCAGAGCTACCGGATCTGCGAGCAGTGCGGGGCTCCGGGCGGCCCGAGCAAGCGCGGGGGCTGGGTCACGACGGTGTGCGCGGAGCATCAGTGAGCGATGGCCTACCCGTACATGAGCTTGCGGGACGTGGTGAGTTTCGTGCCCTACGCGAAAGCGCTCGGCGTGTCGGAAGTGGCGCGCGGACGTGGCGGATTCATCGCTGCGTACAAGGCGGCGGGAGGCGATCCGATGCGCCTCTCGGAACACTGGCAGCGCAAGCGTGACGGATTCGTGAAGCGCCACGTCGCTCAGATGCGCGCTCACGGTGAGCCCGCTTTTGTGGATGGGGCGCCCACGCGCCGCACGCTGGCACTGATCTGCTGGGCTTACTTTCCCTCCCGTTGACCGACGCCCCGAAAACTTGACGGTCGCGGCGAGTCGCGTAGCCTCGGGGCATGGACGCACAGCCTTTCCTCGACCTGATCGCCAAGCATCAGTGGGTCGGCCTGGCCGCCTTGGTCATCGGCCTCGTGGTGCGTCTACTGAAGGAGGACACGTCGTTTCCTCCGTTCGCGATCCCCGCGCGCTGGCGCCCGGTGCTCGCGCTCGGGCTCGGCGTGGTGAGCGGCGTGCTCCAGGCCGCATCGACCGGGACGCCCTGGCGCGACGCCGTGCTCGGTGGGCTCGTGTCGGCGTTTCTCGCCATCGCCGGCCACGACACCATCGTGAACAGCCTGCGCGACGGGCAGGACGTGCCCATCCCAGCAGCTCTGGCCAGGAAAGCGCCGCCCCGGCCCGTGTCGGTGGAGCCCCCGACACCCCCCGATCCTTCGGTCCGCGGGCACTGAAGGCACGAAACTTTCCACCGAGACAGCCGTTCGGTATGCTGGAAGCTCGGCATGGATGACTTCGCGCCCTCCCCGATGACGGCCTTCGGCGCCGATCCGGCCTCGCCGGCTCCATCCTCGATGGTCGCGGCGCCCACCCTGTTGCCCCTGAACCCCAGCCTGCCGCCGGCCGATGCGTACCGGGCGGCGCGACGGGGCGCGGGCGTCGGCCTGCTTATGGCCACCGCCGGCACCGGCACCGGCTTCTGGCTGGGCGGCCCGATGGGCGCGGGCGCGGGCCTGCTGCTAGTCGGCGCCGCGCGCAACACGCTGCGCGCCACGCGCGGCTGGGGTGACGCCGACCCGGTCGTGCGCCAGGATGCGGGCACGAGCGCGTCGCTTGCGCTGTTCGGAGCACTGCTCGGGGGCTACCTGGCGTACCGGGTTTACGCGAAAAGCACTGGAGACGAATAGTGTCACAGAACGTACTTGCAGATGCGCAGTTCACGGTGGCGGGCGTGCTGCGCCCGTTCGACGGCTTCGAGGCGGTCTACCAGGGGCAGGCCGTCACCATCCCGATCGCGTTCCCCGGCACGCTCGACGACGACGCGGGCAAGCCCGGCTTCTCGCCGTACCTGCTCCGCGGGATGCCGGTGCCCATGGGGGCCAAGATGGCACTGTGGTTCCCCCAGGTGACCAACGACGCGGAAGGCAATCAGCTCATCGACTACCGGTACCTGCTGGTCTGGCGCCTGCGGAACGTGGGCGACTTCCAGCGCCGCCGCCTCCCCTACCACCTCTCGAAAGAGGCGGTCGGTGCGCCCGACACGTGGCTCGCTGGGAGTCCGGCGCAGCCGCTCAATCAGTTCGTGCTGCCGTCCGCGACCGAGACGGTGCTGTACCAGCAGCCGGAGGTGACGCTGCCCGCCCCGATCCCGGGCGTGATCACCGCGCCCGGCCGCGCGCAGGGCAACCTACGCACCGAGCTGATCAACATACCGGGCGATCTTCTGGCCACGTTCGTGACAGCAGGGCTGCCGCTCCTGCCGCCGAACGCGGCGCCGAACTTCGCCAACGTGTTCCCGCAGCCACCGGCGACGGGGGGGAACGGGATCCGCCCACTCGGCGCGTACCAGCAGGGCGTCATCGACCCGAGAATATCGAACACCGCGCCGGGCGCCATGTTCCGGCCGTACTTCACGGTAGCGAAGGGCGACGAGCTGATCGTCATCTGCTACCGGAACAACAACGTCGATGCCATCCCCGGATCCGCGGCGTGGAACTTCGGTGGGCTCGATCAGCAGTTCTCCAACCTGTACGGCACCAACGCCATGCCGCCGTCCGGCCAGGTGAGCCACAAGCCGTTCCCCGACCTCGGCATCTACGTGTTCGCGGGCTCGAACCCAAGCTGACGATGGCCCTCATCCTCCATGTCCCTCGAAGAAATCGGCAAGCTGGTCGGTGCGGCGGCGGCAGGCTTTGCGGCGAGCCTCGCGGCGATGCCGCAGCGAATGAAGAAAGAAATCGCGGAGGACGAGAGCCTGGCCCTGGTGCGCCAGCGACTCGACGCCTTGCAGAAGGAAGTGACCGAAGTGCGTGACGCGGTGAAGCGCATGGAGGAGCGCGTTGCCCGATCCGTGTCGGATGAGGAATTCTCGGCGTACACCTCGCAGACCAGTGCAGCAGTCACGGCGCTGACCGAGAAGGTCGGCCACGCGACAGGAGCGATAGAAGCATGGTACCGCAGTCAAGGGAGTCGGTGACATTTACGCTGTCAGAGCCGCCTGCATCGACCCCGATGCACGGCACCTCGGGGACGCCCATCAAGGCCGGCGTCATCCGAGCGATGGCGGCGCAGCTTCAGGCCGAACAGATGGCCAGCGCGGCGCTCGACGACCTGATCACGGTGCTGCGCCGGCTGCGCGACACCCCGCCTCCCCGGGCAAAATCGGTCTAGGAGCGCGGCCGTTGTCAGCGGTGGATGGCATCGGAGAGGCCATCGAGGCGCTGTCCAAGGCCGAAAAGCTGATCGCAGAGGTAGATCGCGCGGGTCTGCTCGCAAAGCTCGACGAACTACGGGATTTCGTGGAGGGCCTGAGCCGGATGCAGCTTGATATGCGGATGGCCCGGCTCCGGCTCCAGGCGATGCTCCCTCCGCCCAGCGACCCGGACCGCACCCCACAGCAGGGTATCTCGACGGCCGCCCTTCGGAGGATAGCATCCGAAAAGTAGCGTTCGGCCAGGACGCTGAGCTATCCTCCCGGCCGGGACGACGAAAGGGAACATTTCATGGCGGACGACTTCAGCGACATTGACCTGGCCCAGTTCGGAACCGGCGCGCTCGGTGGCGCGGGAGCGGACGACCACTACGCCTCGCGGACGAGCTACCTGCCCGACGGAGTGCGCTTCGAGATCGTGTGCGACACGTGCGGGCAGCGACAGCACGTCGTGGTGAGCTGGGATGAGTGCATCTTCGTGAGCCAGGGTCAGCCGCCGCCGGGCAACCCGACGAGCCCGCCCTGGGCGTACTCGCAGCGGCACGGCGCGCTGCACCCGAACGTGCCGTGCTGCCAGTGCCAGCGACGCGACACGCTCGTGATGCTCACCCCCGACGAGGCGGTGCGCCACCTGCGCGCCGGCACGCAAGCCGGCCACGTGGATCCGACGTACGTGGCGAACGCGGTACGTCAGGTCCAGGCGAGGGCGCAGCAGTACCGAGGGTGACGGGGACCGGTGGCGCTGTGACCGAGTGCGCCGACACGACGACCAGCGTGACGCCCGAGGAGGCGTTGCTGATCCTTGAACCGTACTTCCTGGTGATGCGCGAAGCGTTCGTGGACGCGGGGCTCATCGCGACGAAGCGAGCGATGCTTTACGTCGCGCCGTCGATGCACGACTCGCCGCGCCACTTCGCGGGCACACGCGACGACGGTGTGGTGATCATGCTCGCTCCCGAAATGGTCGAGCTGCCGGAGAACACGGTGGGGGCGATCATCGCGCACGAATTCGGACACGCGACCGACTTCCTCTACCCCGGCGAATTCGTGCTGGGGCCGGAGCGCGTGGCGGTGCGGCGCGACCGCACCGATTTCAGCGACGAGCACTGGGTGAAGTGGGTGACGGAGTGGCACAAGCGCGACGACGACGTGATTGAATTCGTCGCCGACGCAATCGCAGAGCTAGTGACGGGACGGCGCATCGGCTACGCTGGCCCGTGCAAGCTGCAAGCGTTCGACCGCGGCAAGGCGCGGCCGCAGGGGCTCCGGTGAAGCACCGGAAGGGGACACCATGACCAAGAACCCGATGACAAGACTGCTAGCGCTGGAAAAGTCACTGGGCGGCCCGGCCGCCGCGCCGCTGCTCGTGGGGCTCGATGAGTCGGACACCGACATCGTGGAAGCGCTCGCTAGTCTCGACTCGGACGTTGAGTATCACCTGAGCCTGCGTGACTTCCGGGGATCACCCACGCTGTTCGTGACCGCGCGGAAGGTCACTCTCGCGGAGGTCGCAGAGCTAGAAAAGCTCTACGAGGATACCTCGCCGGAGGAAGCCGACGACACGGATGCCGACCCCGACTCCGAGGCGGACGACGAGGATACATGAGAGCAGACCAGCTTGCCAAGGGCATGGTGTTCAGGCAGAGCGGTGTGGAGTACACTGTTCTCGGCGGCGGGCGCAAAATCCGGGGCACCGTCCCCAAAGGACAGGGCTACTACGGAGGCCCGAAAGGGGGCACTTTCGGGTGGCTTGTGGAATTTGTTACGTCCTCCATTCATGGCGTAGAGACTCGATACCTTCGGACAAATTCCGAAATCGAGCTTGTAGAGACGCACCAAGCGAATTCATTGAAGGATGATCACGTTGATCCGGGGGACACCGCCGCCGCTGGCATCCTGCTCGTCGCCCCCACGGGGCGGATCCTGCTCCTACGGCGCAGCGACGACGGCACGTGGGCGCTCCCCGGCGGGATGGTCGAGCGGACCGACGCCGCGCCCCCGTACGCAGCGCTGCGCGAGCTGGCAGAGGAGACGGGCTACCAGGGGCCGGTGGACGTGGAGCGGGCCTCGCTCGACGTGACGCGGAGCCCGGACGGCCTGGTCTACTGGACGTTGGGCGGCAAGGCCCCGCGCGAGTTTCGGCCCCGCCTGAACGCGGAGCACACCGGGGCCGGGTGGTTCGCCGTCGCGGCGCTGCCCGCGCCGCTGCACCCGGGGGTCCGGCGCCTGCTCTCCCGCCTCGGTCTGGGCTGAGTACCGAATTTTTGCGTTGCCTGGGGGAGCCATGTAGCCTGCGGGTGCATGGGCTCCCCGCTTGGCGTCGCTATCTGGTCGGTGGTCGGAGGCTTGGCGGCCTACCGAGCGCTGGTCCGGCCCGTCCGCGCGGTGTTCGACGAGGGAGAGGTCACCGACTGTCTGGGCGGCGCCGCCTGCGCGCCGACGCTGGGCATCCGCAGCACCCGCGGGGTCGCCCCCGTGTACGCTCTGGTGAGCGGGACGGCCACGCGCGTCGGGCCCGACCGCATCGAGGTCACGAGCCGGCACGAGCCGGTCATTGTCAGCTACTTTGGCTCGCTGGCCCCCGTGCTCGCCCCGGGACAGGTCGTGCGCGCCGGGCAGGTCATCGGTCAGTCCGACAGCGTGAGCCTCGCGGTGTCGCAGATCCAGCGGCTGGCCGGCGGCGCGCTCGGGCTCGTCGCAGTGGAACCGGCAAGCTGGCTGGCCACGCGCGGGCTGCGCCCTGCCACGCGGCTCACGCCGGGCCCGCTCTGGTGCCAGGGTGGCCGGAGCCTCGCGATCCCGCAGGACGTTGCGCGCTGCGGGACGCGGCTGCCCGAACCATCTGGGTTCTCTCTCCTCCCCGTCAACGTACGGCTCGCCTGAAAGAAGAACCTCCCATGGCACTCATCGACGCCAGTTACTCGGACACGCCTCCCTCTTTCGACATCCAGGCCGTCCAAGCCGGAGACGCTGACGAAATGGTCACGCGGCTGACCGCCGCCATCGCGGCTTCTCCGCAGTTGATCGCTGACTTGCAGATAGCCGGCGCGGGCGCTGGGCCGCTTTGGGAGGCGTGGCTGGTCCGCGGCGAAGCCACTGTCACCGTGGATCCGACCGCCGCTCGCGTGGTCGCCGCTGTGGCGGGCAATCCGATCGAGGCGCGGCTGTTGCTATCCCAGCGGCTGGCCGCACTCAATGCCGTCACGGCCATTTCGCTCGTGAACAAGGTGGTCGTGGCGGGCGGCGGCGTGGGCCCGACGTACATGGCTATCGCGCTGGTCAGTCTGTCAGAAGGGTAAAGGGAAATCACCATGGCGCTTTTCTCCGCTACGCTCGCCGCGACCCCGAACTTCAACGTGCGTGCTGTCGAGGCAGGCGACGCTGCCGAAATGGTCACCCGGCTTCAGGCCCAGGTCGCCGCCGCGCTTGCTGCCGGCGAAACCAAGATCGTCGATTTCAACCTGGCCGGGGCTGGCAGCGGCCCCCAGTGGCAGGGGTGGCTCACCACGGCAAATCAGGTATCCGGTGGAGTCATCACGGTGGCTCCGCAGAACGCTGGCTTCGTCGCCGCGGTCGCAGGAAACCCTGTGGAGGCGGTGCTGCTACTGAAACAGCGCCTGGCGCCCTTCGTCAGCGATCTGGTCTGCAAGGTCGAGGTGGCGGGGGCCGGCGACGGTCCGACGTACATGGCTGTCGCGTTACTGGACCTCGACTGATCGCTCGGCACACGTCCGAAAAGGAAGAAACATCATGGCACTATTCGAGGCGCTCGGCGCAGGCATGGCTCTCTGGGGCGTGGAAGCGGGCGACGCCGCTGAAATGGAGTCGCGGCTCGCCAACAAGCTGGCCGAGGCCGCGGCGGCCACCGAGGACGCCGCGTGCGAGCTTCAGCTTGCCGGCGCAGGCGCTGGCCCGCTCTGGCAGGCGTGGTTCGTGACCGCACCGACGATCAACGTGGGCGGTCAGTTTCCTCCGTCCAATGCGCGCGTAGCGGCCGCCGTCGCGGGCAATCCCGCAGAGGCACTGTTGCGCCTGAAGCAGCGCATGGTCGCCAACAGCCTGGACGTGGTCAACAAGGTCGTCCTGGCCGGAGCGGGCGTCGGTCCGACGTACATGGCGCTCGCCATCGGGCAGACGGGTATCTGATGAATCCGTTCGGCGCTTTCATGCTGGTGGTGGGCGGAGGCATCGGCCTCTTTGTGCTCGGAGCGATCGCGGTCGAACACAAGCGCGCCATCCAGGGTGGCGAGCTACCCACGCATCTTCCCGAGGACTACGAGTCGAGCATCGCCGAGGACTTGATCGCGTTCACCGCGTCGATGGTCATGCTCGGCATCGTCATCGACCAGACCCCCGCGATGATCGCGGAAACCGAGGCCATGTTCCAATGAACAAGCAAGCGTTTCCTCCCAGTCTCCTGATCCTCTCCCCGGTGCTCACCCGCGCGGGTGACCCAAGCAGCAGCGTCGCGGGGCTGGCGACGACGCCGCTCGCCGACGGTGCGCTCGTCTACTGCGAGGAAAACAGATTCGAGTACCAGCTAGACAGGCGTGACAGCACCACGATCGCCGACGGCGTGAACGTGATCGCTCCGCTGTCTGGGCCGGGACGGTGGTTCCGTCGCCTGCCCGCGCAGAACACCGGCGTGCTCGTGTGGCGCCCGGACGGGCTGGGCGACGTGCGAACGTGGGTCGAGGTCATGGCCGTTGTCGCGGCGAACACGGGGCCGACGACGATCTACTGCCCGCAGGTGGGGCCTCCCATCTACGCCATACCGCCTGGCGGATCTGGGCCCTCCGTCGTTTACGACATGAAGGGCTCGCAGATCGTCTCGCCTCGCGGCCCGCACGACGCGATCCCAATCCAGATCCAGCGCCAGGCGACTCTGCTCAATCTCGCGCGCACCGCTGGCGGAGTACGCCTCCAGTCGAACAAGCACACTGGTACAGATCCGGCGGCCCTGGACTTCACGACGGTGGACCCGAGCGTCTCGGTGGTGTTCGTCGTGGACGACGGCGCGGAGCTGAAGAACCTGAGCACCGGCGGTCCGCCAGGCGACGCGATGATCACGGTGCCGGGCACGGGACCGGAGTACTACGTCATCTTCAACCAGCTTGGCACGGCGAGCAGGGAGGCCGCTGGGGTTCCGCCCGTCAAGGTACTCACGGGCGGCATCCTGAACGTCACGGTGCTCTCGGGCGGCCTCTCGCTCGACGGCCTCCAGCCGGACTGGCTCGCGAGTGAAGCGGGCTCGACCGTCAACTGGGTCCACGACGGCACGATGGCCTTCCCAGAGGACTTCTGGATGGGGCACTTCCCGGCCAACCTGGGAACGAACGTCAACCAACCGACGGGCTGCGTGGGCGGCATGGGCCCCACGGCGAAGCGCCCGGTGTTCCAGGGCGGCGGTGCGCCGGGATTCGGCTGCATGTACTTCGACACGGACCTATCGGGGCCCGACGCGCCTGGACAGCCGATCTGGTACAACGGCAACGGCACCTCGGGATGGGTGGACGCGACCGGCACTGCGGTCTGAGAACGAGGCGGCGTGAGGGCGTACCACCCGAACGAGGCGGCGGTCGGGTCGGGAAGCTGTAACTGAGGACGCCTGCACCATGAACTTCCAGAGCTTCCCCCCGAGCCTGCTGATTCTGTCGCCGCGGCTCACGCGGACGGGTGATCCGAGCGCGAGCGTGCAGGGCATCAACACCACCACCGTCGCCGACGGGGCGTATTGCTATTGCGAGCAGGGGCCTAGCACCTTCCGGCTCGACAAGGCTGACAGCGCCACGCCACCGAACGGCACGACGGTCATCAAGCCCGCCGCCGGGCCGGGTCGGTGGAAGGAGTTTGGTGCGGGAGGGAGTGGCGCACTCGTTCAGATCGGGTTCGATGGCGTGCAAGAATACATCGGGCAGTACGCTGCGAACTTCTGGAGGGACGTGCTGCGCGCGACCGCCACGCGCCTCGCCGTGCCGCTCCCGAGCTTCACCGCAGGCAACGTGTTGTTGGTCATGTGGAGCATCACGGCGCAGGACGGGGACGGCGAACCGTCCCAGGGGATTCAGATCAGTGGTGCCCCTACCGTCGAGGTTGGTGCTGGAGAGCAGAGCATCTATCTCGGCGGCGGCGGCATTGTAGTCTCTACGTCGCCGGGCCCCGGAGGAACGCTCACTACGACCTCGACGACGGGGTTCGCCGCCATTGCTCTCGGCTCCGTCACGGATCCGGTAACCGTGCGACTGCGCATGATCGTCTCCGGGGATACCGCGCTGATCCAGCCTGGTAGCGGTTGGCTGCTGGCCGCCGAGCTGCGCGCGGGTGCGGTGCCGTTCGTGCCGCCGTCCACGCTGGGCCCGTTGCCGCCATAGGGCGCGACCGGAAACTTGCGCCCGCCCACCGCCCAGCCGTACCCTGACGGGGCATGATCAAGCCCGCCCCAGCGCTCTGGCGTGACCTGAAGCGCGGCCTCAGTGGTCACGACGTGGCGGCGTGGCAGGCGGTGCTCCGCACCGAGGCGCGTCCCGACGGGTGGACGGAGCGCTGGCCGCTCACGGCCGACGGGCAGTTCGGTCCCATGACGGAACGGGGCACGTCGGCCTTCCAGGCGCGGCGTGGGCTGCCAGCGGACGGCGTGGTCGATGCGGCGACGCGCGCCGTACTTGATCCTACGCTGTTCGTCGAGCCGGCCCCCGCGCCTGTGGCACCGGACGGCCTGCCGCCGATCAGGTTCGTCCAGGCGCGCGACTACGGGTACGCAGAGCGGACAACGATCGACGTGATCGTGCTGCACTCCGCCGAGGTCGGCGAGTTTCATTCGAGCGCGGAGGCGGTCGCGGCGTACTTCAAGGCGCCAGTGAAGCCTGCCAGCGCGCACTACACCGTGGACGATGACTCGATCGTTCAGAGCGTGCGCGACAAGGACATCGCCTTCCACGCCCCGGGCGTGAACCGGCGGAGCCTCGGCATCGAGCAGGCGGGCTACGCGAAGCAGACGCGCGACGAGTGGCTCGACCCGTACGGGCAGCGGATGCTCCGGCTCGTCGCTCGGCTCGTCGCCGCGAAGTGCAAGCAGTACAACATTCCGATGGTGTGGCTCACGGTGGCGGAGCTTGCGGCGGGCGGACGGGGGCTTTGCCAGCACCGAGACGTGACCGCGGCGTACCCGAAGGATGGGCACGGGCACAGCGACTGCGGCCCGAGCTACCCGAAGGACACCGTGCTCCAGTGGATTCAGGAGGCCGCGTGAGAGCCTATCGACCGAACGACGACCAGACCTGGCGCGACGTGTACTCGCGCGAGTACGGCGCGGCGGAGGGCCGGGGGCTCCAATCCTGGCAGGCTCGCGAGGAGGCAGCGCAGGCCGCGTGGCGCGACTACGAGACGCGAACGGGCAAGTCGGCGCTCATGCGGAACGGATTTCCGCGAGAGGTGCCTCCCATTGACTGGCATCAGATTCGCCCGCCAATGACCGTCTCGTACGAAGGCGGACACTACTATGTACGGCTTCCCGACGGGACCGAGGCGCGCGCGACCTGGGATGGATGGGACGAGGACGATGCGCGTCGCGCAGTCGGCTACCTGAATCGACTCGCGCAGTACGAGCCGAACGCGAGCGATTCGCGCGACGCCTGGAACGAAGATGTGCGGCGCGCGCTGGCGAGCGCCGGTCAGGGCAATCGACCGTTTTCCGTGCGCGAGCTGACGGGGCACCTGCAAGGGCGACTGCCATCGAACACCGTGCGTTATCAAGTCTCCCGGCTGGCGCGAGCGGGGTACGTCACGTTCGACGAATCAGGCACGATCGGCATCACGAATCTCGGCTGGAACTGGATCGAAGGCGCGCCGCGCCATGCCAGCAACGCCAGCGGCTACTACGTCTGGGCGCTCGCTCGCGGGTCGAACGCGCCGCTCGCCGAGGGGCCATGGGGCCCGTACGCCACCCTGGAGAGCGCCAAGACGTTCGCGCGCATCGGCGCCACCGAGGGTGCTCACGATCGCGCGGTGAGCGTCGGACTCGATCCGAAGGTACCGAGATTCCAGATCGTGCGGCGGTACCAGGCCGGCACCGGCGAGCGCTTGCTGTGATGCTGATAGCCCACAACGCCGCCGAGCAGCACGCCGCGCTGGTAGACCGCGACACCGCGATGCACGCCGGAATCGGCGTGATGGCTGGCCTGCTCGGGATCAGTGTGACGGCAGCGGTGCTCACCTCACTCGGCGTCGAGTTTGCCTACCTCGCAGCGCAGCGGGGCGCCCGCCGTGCGGCGTTCGACAAGGTGGAGCCGGCCAGTTCGATCGCGAACCATGCATCCGACGTGATCGCCACGGTCGGTGGCGTCTACGTCGGCCGCTGGATCGTGCGGCGCTTCAGCCCTTCCGAAATACCGCCAGCGAGTCGGTGATCCCGCACGGCGCGTACCAGCCCGGAAGCTCCGCGATGACGCGAGAGGGGCCAGGAGCCCACTGGTCGTGGAACGCCACGTAGCCGCCCGAACGCACGCAGGGCGACCAGGCTTCCATGTCACGCCGCACGGCCTCGTAAGAGTGATCCGCGTCGATGAACAGCAGGCCGACGGAGTCGGGCGCGTTCCAATGGGCCGCCGCGGCGGTGTCGCAGTGGTGCTGCTCGATCCTGGAAAGGCCCAGGGCCTTCATGCGCGCGAAATGCTCGACCATCAGATCCGGCCCTGGTACAGCCCCGGCCCA